CCTGGCTGACAATTTACAGCATACATCATACTAGGCGAATCTTCCATGCCGCGTAAATCAAACCAATCATGTACATCTTCTTGTAGTACTGATGCGGCAAAAGGCCTAAAGTATTCTCTTTTCTTAATTAAATTAACAAAGTCTTTACCATCTGGCATTGTAGCATCAAACATTAGACTTCTATTACCTAATGCCCTAGGTCCATTTTCACAGCGTTCTTGGTAAAGTGCTACAATGTTTTTGTTTCTAATAGTATCAATAACTTGTTTATAATCAACGTTATACTCTACAGTACCATTATACCTAGTAGCACATTCTACAATTTCTTCTTCTGTAATACTTTGTATAGGACCTAAAAATAAGTCTTCGTTCTTAGGTCTAACTCTGTCATCCTGTGTGAGCAAATGATAATGATATAATGCAGCCCCCATTGCTGTACCTGCATCAGTCGAAATAGGTTCAACATATAATTTAACATCCGCTGGCAAATGCTTTAGATAAAAATAGTTTGCTACACAGTTAAGTCCGTAGCCTCCACTTATTACTATATTTTTATTACCTGTTTTTTCAATCGTCTTTAATATTAAATCAAGTACTAGTTGCTGAGATTCTGTTTGCACATTATATGCCATATTTCTTCTTGACTGTAATAATGTTAAATCTTCACTATTAAGCAAGTCTTCAATTCGTTGCATTTCTTCGTCTGAAGTAGTGTCGTCTATATTTGATAAAAGCTCATTAGGATCTTGTACTCGGTCACATAACTCTGGATATAGTGCATCATTTACTTTAGCACCATTTGGATATGTAGGCATTATAACATCTCTGTTTCCACTAATACTGTCATAAATTTTTGGTGCTTTATTTGGCTCACCATAAGGAAATAATCCCATAGTCTTTCCTGCTTCGATACTGTGCCAACCACAAAACTGTGTAACAGCTTCATATGCTTTAACTATACCAGCCTTGTCATCTACTAATACTTCTATACCTTCATTGTGGTGTTCAGTTAACCAAGGTCCATTACCACCAAAGTGTTTATATAATTCAACAAAGTTATTTGGGTATGATGCATGATATGCACTTTCAACTTCCCACATTGTTTGTCCGTCATGTCTAGTAGCATATGTACCAGCGCCGTCAACAATGATAACATTTGCGGTTTCAAATCCACTTCTATAAAATGCACAAGCCGCATGACTTCTATGATGTTGTTGCCAGTATTCAACAACTTGAGGATGATTCTTAGAAGGATGTCCACCTTCAATCAGTCCTATCTTTCTCGCTAATGAAGTATACGGATCTTCTGCTGTGTAATCTGTAATGTTTTCATCAGCATGTGTATGCGATATAACTAAGAAATCAATCTTGTCAGTGTACTCTAAAATTTTAATAATACTAGCAAAAGGAGTTCCGTCATATTTTGCTCTAGTAAGGCGTTCTTCTTCAATTGCAAATACTATCTCGCCATCTTTAAGAAGACATACACCTGCATTATGTCCTCGAGCAATACCTGCTATATAACCTGTTTGTGTTGACATATATTTTCCTTTAAGAAGTAGTCTTCTTAGTTCCTAATTTAGCTTTAACGTTACTTACTATCTTATTAATAGTTTTATCATCTAACTTCATTAAATATTCGTTATTCTTTTCAATTCTAATATCGTAAGTCATGCGTATTGGAGAATACATTTTCTTTCCAACACCGTTGTCTATAATTTCTAAAGTACTACCGCTAGTATAAGATGTATTTTCTGGAAAAGTACTACCAATAACAACAGTGCCTGGCTTTTCAATTGCGTGTGCAATATGTTGTCCTACACTATCACAACCTATGAAATAATCTGCAGCATGAATAATTGCTGTCCATTGTAGCAGAGTAATTTCTTCTGGAACAACAACTCCTTTTGGTAAATTAGGTACCTTAATTTCGCCCATCATTATAACAGCATAGTCTTTGTTTAATTCTTCAACTATTTGTATAATATCTTCAGTTTCAAATGATCTGCCGCTTTCGTCTATTATATAGTTGCCTTCTGCTTTTGCTGTAGATCCAAAAGGTTGAAATACTACAAACTTATCTTTTTTAGTATGACTGTTTATTTCTTGAAGAAGATTTTGTGCAACTAATACATCTGCTTTGCTAATAAACATATTGTAATCTTTGTCAGCAGGAACTTCTTCTGGCGGAGTATCATAATTAATTAACATATCAAACGCTTGTGAAAGATTGCATTTTTGATTAAAGTAAGCATTTAGTCTATATGGCTCGGGACTTATAACTTCTCTATCTCTTAATTTTTCTATTAGGTCTGAATGATCATGTGGATAAACATTATGCATTATTGCTTTGTTTAGTAAACATATTTCTAGCCATCCTTCTACAATAATTACTACTGTTGGATCAATATGTTTGATGTGATGTTCTAGTGCAGGAATAGCAGCTAATACCCTACCTGCGCCACCATTAATGTAAAATGCTTTTTTCATTAAATTATAAATCCTCTTTGCTAATTTATAATATTTATAATGATGTTTTTTTGCTAGTGCATTAACTGGCTTACGTTAGGTCGTAAAAAAAGGCCTGTTGCCAAGCCTTTTTAAATTTAGTTATTAGTTATTAGTCACAACCATCTGGTAGTTGGTCAATTGCAGCTTGATCTTCGGCAGTTCTATCTGCAATCATAATAATATCAATTGATTCGTCTTCAAACTCTACATCGCCGACAGCTTGTTGATCTGGAGATAATGGAAATCTAACTAACCAATTAGGTACAGCTGCATAAGTTACTGGAAAATCACGAAGTTTTTGTCTATATGTTAACCAGGCTTGTTTTACATCTTCTGGCATATCAGGTGCAACTCTTCCGTCACTTTCTAAAAGCATACCATCTCTAACACTTCTTATAAAGTCGTCGCTTCTGTTTTTGTATCTTTCATAATCTCTAAATTGTAGAGGTGCTGTATAATCTTCAACAATTTGTACTTCATCAAATATCATAATAATATCAGTTGGATCAGTAACTACTATATTAGGATCATCAGCAGGGCCAACACTAACTTCATATTCTTTTGGTGTCCAATGCGAATATAAAATCATAATTTTAATATAATCTTCATCTGTTTCAGGTACAAAATGAACTAAAGTTTCGTCTAGTCCTCTTGATTCTGCTGGAGGCACTTCGTCAGGTGCAAATGAATTTATTATACGACCATCATCATTAAGATAAAGGTATAAGCTGTCTGGTCCTATGTACTCCTGAGTACTTGTTTTACCTAAAGTTCTAGTAGGTAAATACAATTCATCTGGCATAGGGTATGTAAGTATTCTTGTCATATCATTATCTCCTTAGGTGTATGTTACTTTTGCTACGCCGCCGTTGCCAAAGCTGCCCCAGCAAGCACTACTTGAACCAATTCCGTGTCCTGCGCCACCGCCTCCTGGCCATAGAGCATGTGCTGAACAGCAAGCTAAGTTACCTACACACCAGTCTTTTCCACTTGCGCCGCCGTGTCCACTACCTAATGGACCAGTTGCTTGTCCTGCTACTGTAAATGTGTGCTGACAGCAACTAACACTTTTCTTCATAGAACCTGATGTTCCTCTAAATTCAATGTCACCGCCGAATGTTGCTTCGTTACAATAACAGTTAATCCAACCTGCGTTGTACTGTCCTTTGTTACACTGTGTGTTACCAATGTAACAATTATAACAACCACTCATAATATCAAATGGTGTTGATCCGCCCATGCCGCCTTGGGCACAGAAATTACTTAATCCACGTCCTTGCACATAAGACTTACAACCGTGTCTACAGTTAACTCCACAACGACAGCAACAACTACAACTTGACGATCCAGCTGCACAAATTCTATATCCGCAACCGTTTGCAAAACAACTTGCCGATTTTCTTAATACTTTCGATGTATAGTTTCCGCCGTTGCCGCCTACGCCATTGTCATAATCGCCGCCTGAAGCACCACCTGGTCCACCACCTGATAAAATTTCAAATTTAACTGATGTAATACCTGTTGGAATTGTCCAGTAACAACATCTTCCACCGTTAGTAACACTCCATTTACTGCCACTATAGACCCAAATTTCGTTATACTGTTGCAATGTTTCGGCTTGAGTATTGTTTGGAAATTTAATGCCAGCACTGTTAATCTCTGTTGCCATTTTAGTTATCTCCCTTTAATGTATTTATTTCTTGTTTCAATTCTTTAATTGCTTCTATCAATAAAGGAACAAGTCTTTCATATTGTACTGTTTTGTAGTCTAGATCTTTTTCTTCTGACTTACTGTTTATTGGTGCGTCTTGTACCACTTCAGGCATAACTTTCATTACTTCCTGTGCGCTAACACCAACTTGTTTGTGGTCACCTTCAAAGCCTAATTCTTTAGCTCTGTCGTTACCTGTATAGTAATAACCATTTAGTTGCATTACTTTATCTAATGCACTGTCAATTTTGCCGTCAAAGTCTTTTAAGCGTTCATCTGAGTAGTAAGCAATAACTTGGTTAGTAGCTCTTATTTGTCCGTTAACTTCTATACCACTACTAAAGGTGTTCATCTTTTCACCACTATCGTAATATAGTCTTGTTTCGCCGTTACGAATGTGTTCTAAAATCCAGTGGTTATCTACGTCATTGTAAAGACCCATTGTGTTTGAATTGTCATGCATCATTACAAAGCGTCCGCCAACACTGTAACCTTCCCAGCCACCGTGTGCGCCGCCGTCAATTTCAATCGAACCGTAGTTACCACTTACTGGACAGAAGTATCCGTTACCTGTGTCGCCTAAACGTACACCTGTACCGTTAATAGTCATTTCACGACTACCACCTGTGTAGAACGAAAGTGTGTCGCCTTCAAAATCAATATATGTGTTTGTATCGCCAGTGTGTCTAATATAACGTGCAACATCTAAGTTACCACTAATATCGCAACTTGTAAATTGAGCTGTACTTCTTGTTGATGCACCAATTGACATATTGTTAATTGATCCGCCACCTGCTGGTGCTAGTGTAACTGTNNTAACTGTACCTGAGCCACTTGGACTAATTGTTACGTTAGCGCCTGGACTTAGTGTAACTGTTGAGTTAGCATCTAATGTTGTAAACTGTCCTGTACTTCTTGATACGTTACCAATTGCTCCTACAAAGCCGCCACCGGAGTAAATACGTTTAGCAACACTTGCACCACCTTCTACTCTTAAAATACCAGTATCGCCTGTAGAATTTGTTGCTTCAGTTGTGCCTTGTATATCTACTGTTGATGTAAACGTACCACTTGTAAATCCACCTGAGCTTTTAGTTGTATTACCGATTGGTGTATTTTGAATACTACCTGCAAACAATGCTCCGTTGATACCAACGCCGCCGTCTACTTGTAATGCACCACTATTAACATTAGTAGCTGCTGTAGTGTTTGTAACGCTTACTACGCCGCTTGCACCTACAGTTGTAAAGTTACCTGCTGCTGCTGTACCGCCGCCAATTGCACCGTTGAGTGAGTCTGCATATAAAGCGCCACTAATTCCTGCGCCACCTGTAACAATAATACTTCCTGATGTAGTACTAGTTGATACCGCACCTGCTGTAAAGTTACCTGTTCCTGTACTAGTAAACGCTGTAAATCTTCCTGCTGCCGGTGTAATCAAACCAATTGCAACATTGTCTAATCCACCTAGTACATCGGAACTCATTGTTAGTGTTCCGCCTGCTCCAATTGTAGTGTTTCCAGCTGGATCAATAGTTACAGCTGATGATGCTCCTACTGGTGATATATTAACTGTTTGGTTGTTTGCTGTGAAATCTAAGTTACCAGGAAAAGCTGTTGGCTTGCCTGCTTCACCTAGTGTAATTGTCCCCGAAGATGATGCTAATGTTAAGTCACCAACTGGACGAACAGTTACTTGCGCTCCTGGTTGAATACTAACAGAACTTTGTGGACTAATATCAACTAGTCCTGATCCTGTTGGTTTAATTTCTACATTTTGATCTAACGGATTAAGTTCTACTTTACCGTCTGCATTTAATAAGTCTTTTGTAGTTAACGGTAATTCAAATACTGTAGTACCAGCTAACGCACTTGTTAGTACGTAGTTAGCGCCATCTGATGTTAATTGGTATGTTGAGTTAGTTGGAATCATTACTGAAGTTCCAATTGTAACACCGTTACCTGTAATTTGTCCTGCTGCTGTAGTTAGTGTGATCATACCATCAGTAGCATTGTAGTATGTTTGTCTGCTGCCGGGGAAGAAAACAGGACTTACCAAGGTTACTTCATAACCGGTTGTACCAGTTAAACTAATAATACCTCCGGTAAATGCGTAAGTAAAAGTTTGCTCTCCGTCAACAACTAGTGTTTGGGGTGCTGTATTATAACGTGCCATATTTCTCTTTCCCTATAATCTTATGTTGTCGACGTTTCAATACCGTAGACTGTACATCCAACATTAGCTAAGTTGGTGTATACTACTATATTTAGTCCGCCTTGTAGTACTAAGCCTGTACGCTCAAAAACTCCATTTGGAATAAGAACTGTATCATACTCAATCCATTCAGAGTCTGCAGGTGTAGCTGTTGTTGCCATTGCTACACGTAAGTTAATAGAAGTTGGATTTCTATTAGTTAGTGATATGTTTGCAACAGCATACGTGCCTACTGGCGTTGTATATGCTGTTGTATTTGTTGTTGCCGGAATATCTGTATTTCCAAGTCTTCCTGTTGCCATGTTCTTTCTCCGTTATGTTATCTTGCTAGGAAGAAGCCAAGTGCTACTGGTGCACCGTCTACTCCGCCTGTGAAGTTCATTTTTGCTTTAATATTTAGCTGTCCGCCGCTGGTAGTAGTTATTTCATCATTAGCAATAAACACTGTACCTGCTGTTAGTGTGTTAACGTTCAAGCTACTTTGTCCACCACCAATTTGTGCTGTAATGTAACTCTTAATTGCACGTTGTGTTGGAACAACACTATCACTATTAGCTGTAAAGAACGGGTCTGTACTAAACTGTGTAATAATAGCTGAACCAATTCCTAGTCCAATACCGTTAAGTTGCAATGATTGCAAGCCTGCTAAGTTAAATGCATCTGCATCCAATGTAGCTGTACCTGTACTTTGTTGCACTCCAAACAATCCACCAACGTTAAAGTTACCGTCTTGGTCTGTACTTGTAAAGAACACACGTCCACCGTTACTTGCTAGTTGCTGTCTTTCTTGTAGTGCTGTTGTAATATCCACATATGGATAATTCGTATCAGCTTGGTTACCAGTACCAATGTACAAGAAGTCGTGTCCTGTTAAGCGTACCTGTGAATACTTGTTAGTTGTAGTAATCAATGTACCGTCTAGTGGTGCAACTAATGTTGTTAACCCTGGACTTAACTGGAATGTTGCTTTGTAATCACCTTTGTCACCAAGTACGTTACTAATAGCAACTAACTTGTAGAATGTTCCAATGCGATCACTAAACTCAATGTTTGATCCTGGTTCTGGTAAATCAAACAATCCTTTTACAGCAATAAATGTACTTGCTTGGAATAAGTCAGCTGCACCATCTCCACTAAGTTCAGTAGTAGCTGTTTGATAGCCTGTACCTCTGTTAGTAAATGTTGGGTTAGCTAATACTCCATCACCTTGTCTTGCATCTACTGGTGCATCAACAGTTGAGTTAGCATCTGTAATAGTTACTATTGGTCCTGTTCTAAATGTTGCTCCTGTAAATGTTGCTGTTTCAACAACTACTGGTGTTCCACTATTAGCAATTAAACTTACTGTTAGTGTTGTACCAGTTGGTATTGTATTAATGTAGTATAGTGAAGCGTCTTCTAGGTCACTTGTAGTAACACCATCGAACTTAATTTGTTGTCCAACTATCATATTTACAGTTGAATCAACTGTAATAGTATTTGCTGCCGTAGTACTTACTACTGTACCTTTTGGATAGTTTGATCCAGGTTCAATTATTCTAGTTGAAGTAATTGCACCATCTGCTTCGCTTAGTCTACCTACTGTTTTAGCACCAGTGCTAATTATTGCACCGCCTGTTGTTGCTGCATCTGATAATGTAATCCATGTTGGAGTTTTATCTAAACTTGCAAATGCCAGTGCATGCCAATCATCGGTTGCTATAGTGCCTTTGGTCCATGATAGGCCATCGCTACTAGTAGCAATCATTCCTGCTTCTGCAACAGCTACAAATACACCTTGTGCATATTTAATTGTTGTCCAATCTTCGTTGCCCGGCAATCCTGCTGGCGATGCTACCCAAGTAACACCTTTATCATAACTAATTGCTGCTTCGTCACTTGCACTTGCTATAGCAACAAAACGTCCGTTACCATATGCCATACTTGTCCAAACTGCTGTTGCTGGTAAGTTGCCTCCAGCAACCCAAACAATACCGTTTGCTGTTGTAAATGACTCATTGCCGCCGCCGTTAATTGCTACATAAACTCCTGCTCCGTATGCAACTCCAGTTAGTGTTCCTGCGCCAACTGATGGTGTTGTACGTGCTACCCAAGTACTACCATCTGTTGATGTTGCCGCGCCGCCTACGCCGCCCGGTCCACCTACAGCAACCCATGTTCCGTTACCGTATGTTACACTATTAAATGCTCCATTTGGTAAGTTTGAACCAGCTGTCCAGTTGTCAGTAACTCCGGCTGTTGTTAGTAGCGAAGCGTTATCAGTAGTGCCGTTTGCAATTGCTACTAGTTTAGCTGTAGTATCTGTAATAGTTACTATTGGATCACTTGTATAACCGTCTCCAGTAATTGGATCATCGTCGCCATCTAGTGCAAAGCTCAATGATATAACACCGTTGTTATCCATTGTTGGTAATACAGATGCTTGTGTGCTTGCGCCACCGCCTGTTAGTGTAACTGTTGGTGCTGTTAAGTAACCGTCACCAAACGAATCAACAATTAGTTTAGTTACTTTGTCTGTTACTACTGTAATTGTTGGTGCTGAAGTATAACCAGCGCCAGTGCTTGTTATAATAATTTCTGTTATTACACCATTTAGTACAGTACATATTGCTGTAGCGCCGTTGCCGCCGCCACCTGCTAATACAATACTCGGCGGTGAACTATAACCTTGTCCACCATTAACAATATTAATTTTTGAAACCTGCGTTGGACCTGGTAATCCAATACTGTTTAGTTCGCCTAGTTCTGCTGTTAGTACAGCCTTTGAGCCTCCTAAACCACCAACTATTGCTCTAGCTGTTGCACCAGTACCTCCACCAAATGCTGTGTCAACCCAGTTTGCACTAGGTACAGCACCGCCGTTTGCCCAAGTAATACCATCATTGGAATATATAGTTCCTGTACCACTGGTGTTTAGCGCAACAAATCTATTGCTTATAGTATCTGCTGTTGCGTATGCTGTTGCACTATTTGTAGTTGTTGCTGTTACAGTTGTACCAGGAGCACTATATGTAATGCTTGGTTCAACAGTATAGCCTGTTGTTAGATCTAATTCAACTTGTATTGGAGTTCCTGCTACAACATGATCCCAACCTGCAGCATATAATGTTACATTTGTAGTTTCAGTTGTTAGTGTTGCTGTTGCTCCGCCGCTTGTTGTACTTACAGTAAATGTAGTAGCGTTAACTACTGTTACATAGTATGCTGTGTTAGCACTCAGTCCGCCAATTGCTCCACTTAGGTAAATTGGCATATCGTTATATAGCGAATATGTATCTGCTACAGTTAGCACATTACCAGTTGCACTTGATGCTGTTACTGTTAAGTTAGTAAAGCTATCTTTGTAAACTCTTGCAAGTTTAGTACCGTTGCTAAACGATAGTATTTTAGCATATTGTCCAACACCAGTACCTGCTGTAAGTTGTATGTGCATTCCGTTGTATGCATTTGCTAGTGCTGTATCAGTAGCAGCAAGTTGTGCTGTAATTTCTGAACCGCCCTGTGCAACGTTTTTGGCTGTTACATAATCTTCGCCGCCTGTGCCATTGCCGTTATCTAAGTCAATTAAGCGTGTTTCAAATATACCACCGTCTCTAAATTCATCTGCAACTACTGTTGAGTTAAATCCATCGCCACTTATTGCAAAACCTGCGTTAGTATAATTAACACCTGCATTATCGTATTCAACTCTTAATACAGTTTCGCCATCTGTAAGAACTTCTCCTGCAAATGCATCATTTGAAAGGTTGTCTACGTTAGCATATAATGGAATCTCACCAACGTCAGTACCTTCAGCAATAACACCGTATGTACCATATGAACTGTTACC